GCAATAGGAACATTCAGTCGTATCCAGACGGCAATTATGTTAATCAGGACAACGATTCCCCTGGTTTATCCTCATCGGTCTGCTATAAGTGTCACACAATCGGCAAACCGGAGGTATTGTGAGCCAGCGTAAACTTCACATCTCGGCCAGTTGGGAATAGATATGAGCAAAGTCATCCTCGGCCAATCCGACGGTCACAATCTCAAGCTGGATGTCGATCTTCTGCTCACCAGCCGTCTCTTGCTCCAAGCCAACTCCGGTGGCGGCAAATCCTGGCTCCTGCGCCGGCTGGCCGAGCAGTTCTACGGTCACGTCCAGACCATCATCATTGACCCCGAGGGTGAGTTCTACACGCTACGGGAAAAATATGGCTATGTGCTCGTCGGTGAGGGCGGCGAAACCCCGTGCGACGTTCGATCCGCGGCTATGTTGGCGGAACGTTTCTTGGAACTGAAAGCCTCCGCCGTGTGCGATCTATATGAGGCGTTTCGTTCCCGTCCCTTGGATCGGCGCCAATGGGTGCGAACGTTCATCAATGCCCTGCTTGACGCTCCCCGATCGATGTGGCATCCGCTGATCGTGATCGTGGATGAGGCCCATAAGTTTTGTCCGCAAGAGACTCCAAAAGCCGGTAATCAAATTGACCGTGAGATCATCGGCGGCTGCAAGGACGCCATGATTGCTCTCTCAACTACGGGACGCAAGCGCGGCTTCTGTCCGATCTGGGCGACACAACGGCTCGCGAAAGTGGACAAGGACGCGTCGGCCGAGATGTTTAACCGCATGGTCGGCATGACGATTGAGGATGTAGACGTGGATCGGGCTGCCGACTTGATGAGTGTGAGTCGCGACGACAAACAGGAGTTCCGGCAATCGCTGCGTACCTTGTCTCCCGGCCAGTTCTATGCCTTCGGTCGCGCTATCACCAATGAACGTAAACTTGTCATGGTGGGTGAGGTATTTACCCATCATCCTTCGACTGGTATGGCGGCCAAATACGAGACTGCTCCACCGATGCCCGACGAGGTCAAGCGGTTCCTGCCTCAACTGGCTGATCTGCCGAAAGAGGCCGAGGAAAAGGTCAAGAACATCGCGGCGTTACAGCAGGAGGTGCGTGAACTCAAGCGGGAACTGAAGCAGCGACCGGCCGAACAGCGCATCGTCGAGAAACCCAAAATCGTAGACAGGATTGTCAGGGTCCCGACCGTACCCAAAGAAGTCGTTCGAGCCCTTGACAAACTGTACCGGGCTACCGAGTCCGTGCAGGGACTGGTGTCCGAAATCCGGGTTGCGACCGATGTAGCCATACGGGACTTCAAGGCGGAACCGCCCACACCCTCACCCATGCCCACTCTGGTTATGAAGCCCCGATCCGAAGGCGTCACGACAATGGCGGCACGGACAATCGCTGCCCGGTCAAACAGCAACGGTACTCATTCTCTGCCTCCCGGTGAACGGGCAGTGCTCATTGCTGTCGCTCAATTCGGTTCGGTCGAGAAAGATCAGTTGTCGGTGCTGACCGGATACAAGCGATCATCCCGCGATGCCTACATCGCCCGGTTATCGGCCCGTGGTTATGTCACAGCCAGTGGCCGGACATTGCTCCCGACCCAATCCGGTATCGATAGCCTTGGCGGTGATTATGAACCGCTCCCGACCGGACACGCACTGTACGAACACTGGCGGAACCGGTTGCCCGAAGGGGAACTGAAAATTCTCGACAATCTGGTACGAGCCGGTATCGGCCAGACTGTCGATAAGGATGTGCTCATGGAATCGACCGGGTATAAACGCTCGTCATTGGATGCGTATCTGAGCCGGTTGGCGGCTAAACGGCTGGTGTCGAGTCCGGGTGCTCGGCTCGCTCAGGCATCGGACGCATTGTATGACTGATTCACCGGATGATTCACGAAACTTTTACAACTTTTACTAGGCAATTCACAAGCAGTCGTGGTACCGTCGCAGTACGGTCGTAGTACCGATGTTGTATACGATTGTACGATTATACGATTGTACGATTGTACGATTGTACGATTGTACGATCGCGATTATGGTTATGACTTCCCGCTCTCCCCAAATCGTCTTCTGCACTACCTGCCGGGGCCGGGCCGAGCACATCAAGCGCACCCTTCCCGCGAACCTGTCAAATAATCGCCAGGATTACTCGCGATTCCTGCTCCTTAACTACAACAGCCAGGACGATCTGCTGCACTATATCGTCAGCCGGCACAAGCCCGATCTGAAATCCGGTCGCCTCATTCTGTACAGCTACCCCACCGATGGCCCGTTTCATATCGCGCACGCGAAAAATCTGGCCGCCCGCCTTGGTATCCTTGCGGGCGCCGACCTTATCGTCGCCCTCGATGCCGACAATTTTACCGGCCCGTCGTTCGACCAGTACATCTATAACCAGTTCAGTTGCGGGAGTCCGATCGGACCCGACACGGGCATGTTCCTGTACGCAGACATCAATAAGACCAACCGGTCGCGATTCGCCCGCGGAGTGGCGGGCAGACTGGTGATCCGGTCTCAGGACTTCATTAAACTGGGCGGCTACGATGAACGCTTCGATACCTGGCGAGGCGAAGACATGGACATGAATGCGCGGCTGTGGCGATTGGGGTACGGGTCGCGCCCGATTGATCCGGCGTATCTCGATGCCATCCGGCACAGCGCCGATGTGAGGTTCAGAGAGTATCCACACGCCCGGCAATACGAGAACGATGAAGAGGTTAAAGTTATCAACAGGGCCGAGAATACGGTCGTGAACGGCGGCAGGTTCGGTATGGGGACCGTATACAGGAACTTCGATCCAGCTCCGGTCGTGCTCGGCCCCGTTCCAACCCGCGTATTCGGCATCGGTTTGCATAAAACGGCGACCTCGTCTCTGCACAAGGCGTTCCAGACACTCGGCTTCGACAGCCTGCACTGGGGTACGGGAGAGGCGCCGTTGATCTGGAACGAAATGAGCGCGACTGGCCGGTCAAAGACCCTGGAACGGTACTATGCCCTGTCCGATTTGCCGATACCGTTGCTGTACAGGCAACTGGATACGGCTTATCCCGGTTCAAAATTTATCCTCACAATCCGGGATGACCGGAAATGGCTGACCAGCATCGAGCGTCTCTGGGACCCAGCATATAATCCGACCCGCTGGGAGTGGGACATCTACCCGTTTACGAACAGGATTCACACGGAACTGTACGGCACCAGGAACTTCGATCCGGATCGAATGCTGGAACGGTACCGCAGACACAACAGGGAAGTAAAAGAGTACTTCGGATCGCGCCCCGGCGACCTGCTGGTCATGGATATGGAGTCGGGAGCGGGGTGGCCGGAACTGTGCGCGTTCCTTGATAAGCCTGTACCCGCTGCCGATTATCCGGTCGAGTACCGTACCCGTAGCCTGATAGACGACCGTACAAGTTAGGAGAAGACGAATGACCACGAACGCGAATACGAACGCGAACACGAACATGGATATCAGCAATTTCAAACTGGGCAAGAAACCGCCTCGCATCGACCCGCGCACGTTCCGTTTATCGGATATTGTGCCCAAATTCCCTCCACCTCCGTCCGCCGACTGGTATCAGGGACAGACAAGTTTCGGAATGATGCTCAACAATGTGCTTGGAGACTGCTGCTGTGCCGCAATCGGGCACGCGGAGCAGGTCGCCACACTGAACGTGCCTGCCGGCGACGGCCCGGAAGTAACCGTGCCCGATATCGTGATCGAAACCGTATACGAGCAGGCTTGCGGTTACGTTCCCGATAATCCTTCGACCGATCGGGGATGCGCGATCATCGATACTCTCAACTGGGTACGCCAGCATGGTCTCGGTCATCGTCCGGACCTCGGCCACCCGCATCGCCATCGCCTGTTTGCGTATGCGGACCCCGACCCTCGCGACATCGATCATATCAAGCAGGCGATCGCTACATTCGGGATTATCGATCTGGGGTTACAGTTGCCGGTGACCGCACAATCGCAGGTCGGCGGCGTCTGGGATGTGGTCGGCAACCCGGATAGCGATCCGGCGTCCAGGCCGGGCTCCTGGGGCGGGCACTGTGTTTGCGTGGCCGCGTACGATGCGACCACGTTTACGTGCATAACATGGGGATCGCTTCAGGTGATGACGACCTCGTTCCTGACTACGTACAGTGACGAGGCCCATTGTCTTCTGATGAATGCCTGGATGGAGCGCTATGCCCCGCTCACGCCCGCGCAACTGGCGAATCTCGAACAGATGCTGGCGGCGCTGAACAATTAGCGCTGCTGCATGATAAGGTAGCGGCTGTGCACGCGGGCAGGCAGGCGCTTGATGCGTATGTGAAGAACGGGATACGGTGCTGGACGGAATATTTGATCCGATAGCAGTAGAGACTAATTATGAAATGTGCTGTGTTGCTCTGGATCGTATGCTTCGAGACCGTGATCCTGTTCTGGGCATTGCGGCGGACGGCATTCTACTACAAGGCGTACCATTCTGCCTTAAAGGTGGGCCGCCAGATTCAGGACCGAGCCGACTACTGGCGGGCGGAAGCAACGAATCAGTATAAGGAGAATCGAATATGAAAAATGCGACAATGATTTTACGAATCCTAACCGTGGCATTGCTTACGGTTACGGCACTTGCTCAGAGTTCAGGCACACTCAGTTCAGGCACAATCGCCCTCGGTACCGGCCTGTACTCGACTCCGCCTCCATCGAACGAGCCCGTTCACAACTATCAAGGCGAATACATTCTCATCACCCGCGCTTGGGAAGATAGCAGCGGATGGTGTTGGATGTCGGCAACCGCACAGTGGTCAGGGGGAACTACTGGCGGCGGTTGCGGCACGGCCCAGTGGAAGTATGAACTGCATCCGTATGCCAGCCTTGCTGACGCCAAGATTGCGCTCACCAAAGAATGCACGTCATGGGGCGGAAGCCGTTATCCGTGCATCTATCCGGCAAACGGTAAAAGTTCCAGTCTCGACAACTGGTCTGCGGAATTCGTCGGTATCTTCAAATTGGAGCGGGTACTCGGTTCGGACGATGTGAAGTTCGCGGACGGCGACACGGTCAAGAGCCATGTAGTCGAAGAAAAGGAGCACTGGTTCCAGTGGACGATCAATGGAGATCGGGCGGACCAGGCGGACCGGGCGAAGAAATAGGCATCCCCGCGTCCGTAGGCTGGTCGTTTACATATCCGGACGATAACGGAATCATCCATGTCCTGCCCAACTTCGGGCGCGGGCATGACACGACCGCGAACGTGGGACTGGCGTGCATGTGCTGGTGCGGGCCGGGATACGAACAGTTGGAGGACGGCAGAGTGCTGGTGATCCATGAACTGGATAACTGATAGGATTGTATACGACCGTGTCTGTCTTGAGCATAATTTGAAGCTAGACAAATCCGGCCATTGCCCGGAATGCCGGGACAGCAGGGGGCAGCCGTTTACGCTCGATATGCAAAGCTACTATCTGGTGCCGATTAAGGAGTCTGTTCATGAACCGTCGTGATCTGATCAAAAAGATAGCTTTCGGTGCTCCCATGCTGGCCTTGGCGATACCTGGACCGATGCCAACGATTGACCATCGCCCCGACCAATTCGTATTCCACGACTGGAACATTGAGTGGACTGGATGGAAGAGTCTTCCCAACACTGATGTGCAAGTCTGTCAGTGGATTGCCTATGCCAGCCCCACCAGAGGACATTGGCACTTGTACAGTTCGTGGCCGGGGGAGTGCGGCCCATTTGCTCCCAACAGTGTATTCAACATCGGCCTGCGTGAAGATCAGATGCTGACCACACGTCGATCCTCGGCAGAGATGCTGGATTGGTGCAAGTCGGAATGTCTGGAGCGATTGAAGCGCTTAATTGTCAAGGTAGGGCCTCCGCCGTTCAAATCAGGATGGGACGAACTTGATCCCGTCTTCAACACTTGGACCAAGGACAAAGAAGACAACTTCTGGCGGTTTGAGAAGAAACTGGGATTTTTAAGTGGCTCGAAGGCGGGAATTTGAGCACCCTATCGGTCGTTGTCATCAGTGTTCTGGCCGCGCTCTTCTCCATCCTCCTGATCGCCGCCATTGCCGCTCTCGTCTACACCCACATCCTCGTCCGCCGCCAGATCGCGCAATTTTCCTTGACCATCGGCGGCGTTGGAGTAAAATTGGACTCGCAGATAGCCGAACTGAAATCGCTCATCGGCACAATCCATGGCGACCGCATCGAAAAAGCAGCAGCGACAATCCTCGAAGCCATCCCCAGACTCACCCAGTTCGCAATCCGGGCGGAAAAAACCGTCACGGCGTTCGAAAACTCGCTCAGGATCATCCTCGGACAGCAGGGCGGCCAGCAGGAAATCTCCGAGGACGCAATCCGCCGCGCCCGCCAGTCCGGTCTCGGACCCGACTCCTACGCCCCCGCCGCCCCCGACGAGCGCTTCGTCAGCCGGTCCAAAGCCGCAGCCGAATCCGCGCTCGCGCTCGAACGCGAGGCCAGATCGAATACAGCCGGTACAGCCGACGGAGCCATCGACGGAGCCATTGACGACTTCGACCCCGACTCCCTCAACACGTTCAACGATCTCGACAACGACCGCTGACCAAGTCGATGACCAAGTCGATGACCGGACCGCGGACCAGTCTCATAACGAGTCATCTTCGGTCTCAGCCACACTTCGCCGCCTCTCCACCCGCCGGGAACAGACAGTGTGGGCGCTCGCCCGCGCCGGCGAACAGCCCGAGCGGATCGCGGCCAAATTCAAGATCGATGTCGAGGAAGTCGAGTCGCTCATCAAACGCTTCGAGGCCGCCCGTGTCATGGTCTCGGCAGACATTGTAGATATGGCGGTCAATAGCGAAGTGATGATTGCCGCGGATGGGGTCGGCGCCGATATCCGGGACGCACGCCGGGCCATGCGGTTCACGGGCGCATACGATAGCGATGGCAATCCTGTGTACGACCGGGACTGGGCGACTACACTGGATGCGGTCGATGCCCTGGGCGGTCTCATCGGTCAGGTACGGCCAAAGAGCGGCGGCCCGGCAATCAATATCGGCATCAACAATCAGCCCGGCAACGGGAATGGTGCCGCGACCGTCAAGACTTTCGAGCAGCGAGTGCGCGAAAAGCGCGGGGTGCTGGCGGATGGGGATGTGAAATTCCTCAGTGACGGCCAGAATAACGAGATTAACGAGATTATGGACGGGGATGTGATCGACGATGATGATGACGATGACGCCGAACTTGAAGACGATACGATGATGGACGGCACGAGTGCCGCTGAGATTGAGGAAATGGACGGAGTCAAGGACTGATGACTGTTCGTAAAAATCCGGCACTGACGGGAAAGCTATACGCTCCGATGCCATGTGACACGTCAGATGAGAAATGGCGTGATGTGGCCGACTACGAAGGACTGTATATTGTCTCGGATGTTGGTCGTCTGTATTCGATCAATCGTGGCTTGTTCATGCGGTTGAGCATGAACGGTCGAGGCTATTACCATACAGCCATCGGCACCAAGGACACCGGCTACAGGAAAATACGGATACATGCCGTCGTCTCTCGCGCATTCATCGGCGAATGCCCGGAAGGCAAGGAAGTCAATCACAAAAACGGTATCAAGTCCGACAATCGCGCCAGCAATCTCGAATACGTGGTCCATAGCAGAAATGTCCAGCACGCCTACGACATCGGATTGCGTAAACGAATTGGCGGGGAGCACGGTAAACACACTCTTACCGAAAAGGACGTGCGGAGAGTGCGGCGGCGTTACCGTGATCTCGGCTCCAAGAGACACGGCTTCATCAAGCAAGTTGCTGACGAGTACGAGGTGACTCCGACTTGCATCTGGTCTATCGTTCACAACAAGGTCTGGCCTAACGTCACGGTATGAGAGTTCCACGAAAAGATAATTCGTTGAACGACTACATCGAAGCCCTCGACGAAAAGTTTCTGGTCGCTCAGTCCAAAAGCAAGACCGATGTCGAGGCCATGCCCCGTTTTCTCGAATCCCTTACATCCGACGAAAATGATTGGATTGACGGAGAGATATCCAAGTGCGTTTCCGACCGCCGCTATTTTATAGAAAATTACTACATAATTCGTGACGAACGCGGGAGGATGCGAACCCTGTCCCCGTGGTGGGATCATCAAGAGGTCGTGTGGGAAGTAGCCAAGATCGAGTGGGACACCAAGGGCTGTATACGGCTCATCATCCTTAAACCTAGGCAAGCTGGTTCGACGACTTGGGAAGGCGCTTTCATCTTCCATTCTACAATCTTTGTGCCCAATACCTATTCGCTCGTGATGGCGCAGGACGACCGGGTATCCGACGAAATCTATCAGCGTCTGATGGACGCGTACCATGCTTTACCCCCATATTTAAAGCCTGAGTACCTGTCAAAGCAGCAGGGCCGCCAAGTTATCTTTCAACGCACCGACGAGCACGTTCGAGCCGTGGACCCCGGATTGGGTTCAACGTTGCATATATCGAACGCGCAGAAATCTACAGGCGTAGCGATTGGCCGTACGGTTCGTAACATTTTGTGTTCCGAGATGTCGCGCTGGCCCGATGCTCAAGTCTGGACCGCCGACATCAAGCCCTCTCTGAATGCCCCCGATATGGTTGGGTTTATTGAGTCTACGGCTTTTGGCCGTAGCGGTCTGTACTACAACATGTGGCGGGCGGCCGAAGCAGGCAAATCCGCGTGGCGGGCACTGTTCATCCCCGTATACAAAGTTAGAAAGTATTCGTTGCCTGTTTACAAATCTGACAGTTTTGTACTTACTTCGGATGAAAAGATTCTGCGCCGCAACGTCAAGGCGAAAGAAAACTTTACTATTCCCCTGGGCTTCTTCAAATGGCGCAGGAATGAAATCATCGAGACGATCAATGCAACAGGGTCCGACGAGAGCCATTTTGAGAGTTATCCCGTCACCCCCGGAGAGGCTTTCATCAGCTCGGGATTCTGTGCGTTCCCTCGCAAGTGTCTGAACGAGCAGGAACAAAAACATTGTAAAGACCCTATACTGGTTGGCGAGATTGAATACAACGGTCCCGACAATGATCCGATCCTCAAGCTCCATGCGCCGACCCCGGATGAAATCCTCGACAAGCCGAAATTCTTTAATCGCTTGTGGATTTGGGAACTCCCCGACGACAATGAGTCCGTCGAATACTACTTGGGATCGGATGTCAGTTCCGGCGATGGGCGTGATTACAGTGACGCCGCCGTATACAGAATCGGTTATGGAATGGAGCCCACTATTCAGGTTGCAGAGTGGCACGGTCTGATCAACGCTTCCCACTTCGCCAAGGTCGTTGCGGCACTCGGCCACTGGTATCACAACTGTGAAGTGGCCGTCGAGTACCAAGCGGCTGGCGTAACGACTGGCGATGAACTTCGATGGGTAATTGACTACCCGAATCTGTATCGCTGGAAGCACATGGACAAGGTGTCCGGGATGTCTACGCAGCACATCCACTGGCTGACCAATACCCGTACCCGTGAGGACATGATCAACCGCATGGGTGAGGCCATGCTGGACAAAACGATTGAGATCAGAAATAGGCACGCGATCAGCGAGATGCGCGACTTCGGCCGGTTCGAGGGTGAGGTAAAAGCCGCAGGTATTGACAACAACGACGACATGGTGTGCGCTCACTGCATCTGCATCTGCGCTTTGCACCAGTCGGGTAAACGTCAGGAGTATGCCGAGGCTACTGGTAATTCGATTGGTCAGGGATCAAAGCACGCCTACCTCCTCCCCAAAACCCCGCAGATATTTTCCATCTATGATCGTTTTGGCCGCGCCATCGACCGTTCCCAGATCGACGGCAAGACTGATCCCATCCCGACCGCCGAGATCGGGAATCAACTCATCGCACAGTTGAGCAAGAAGCTCGGTATTGACCCGGCCAAGCACGGCTGGAAAGTAGTCCCTGTTACGGTTTCGAAAGCCAATACCGTCTGGTCACCGATATTTGATTCGACTGGGGCCGAGAACGAGCTAATGCGGATTCACGGCATGGACGGTAAGGAACAAATGCAAACCCCTGATGCTGTTTCATTCATGCGCCAACGCCTCCACCTTGCACATAAGTTTGGCAATCCGCCCGATCTGTCGGATATTCTGGAACAGGAGTCGGCAACCGTATACAATAACAATGGCGGCGATGAAGGGGACGAATACTGACCATGCCCAGAAGCACCCGAGGCAGATGGCGACGTAAACGGAATAAAGGGGATGAGGATAAGGAAAATCTGTTATCAGGCACGGGGAACCTCAGTGGCCCCGATATCGGTCGTCCTCCATTGACTGATGGGACTGATGCCGAGTCTCCTGTTTGCAGTGATGAGCGCGTCAGGGTCTTATCCGAAAGATTCCGGGTTCGCAGTACACAGTACATGAATACCGATTGACGGCCTGTGGCGGGCCAATCCAGCGACGAGGAGACGATCAATGCTCGAAACAAATTACAAGGACAAGGACAAGGACGATGACAGGCATTGGCAAACTGGCTTCGTAGTGTGGTGGAATGACGAACTGGTAGGGTGGAAGGAGTTTTCCGAGTATCTGCCGGAAATAGCAGAGATCGAGAAAATTCTTACCCCAGAGGCTCTCGACAAAATACATCCCGTTATCGAGGAATATGCTCGTCGGAGAGTTGCCGCCCGGTACTCTAATTTATACTCTGCCGTGATGTGGCAGCAGCGCTGGATTAAACGCCTTGAAAAAAAGCTGGAGCTGCATGGCATTCCTCTGCCCCGAGAAATTTCCCGTTCGGCCGTCTGGAAATTGTATTGGAGAGTCTTCTCCGGCATTTTGCTGCGCCATGAGGATTGCGGCAACCGTATGGACTGGATATCGGACCTGAACACTTTGCCATACAGGCACAGAGTCTTTGCCGACAATTTCAATGCGTTCTATAAGATGCGCGTGCTTCGTTATCCTCTGGTTCGTCGAGTTCACTCCTGGTTGGTAGGATACAGAGTACGTGCATGGAGGAGAGCGTATATCAAAACCAGACAGGCATGGGAGAAGCGTTATGGAAAGAGGAAGTACCCGGACAGCCGCAGAAATTTTCTAACCTAAGATTGTATACAGGAGATGACTGGATATGCCAACGCTCACGCCCCCGCTCGACCCCTCGCTGGCCTATGTATTCTGCCCAATCTGCCGCAGCCAGGGCAACAGCCAGTCCCCGCTGACCCGCGATGGCACCGGCTCGATCAGGTGCCAGTTCCAGCACGGGCCGTTCACGCTCGAACAGTTGCAGTCCTCGGACATGGTCAAATCCTCGGAACTGTTCATCGAGCAGCCGACGATCACCGACATCCGCTGGCCGATATTTGTAAACCCTGACGTGAAGGCCAAGCTGGAGCGCAAATTCAGTGGGCGCCTGATGATTACCCTGGCAACCTACTTGGCCGCGATTGCCGACGACTCCATCGTGATGATTACCGGCGAACAGGCGGGCAAGTTGCGCGCGCTCGGGATCACGAACGGCCAGCAGATATTGTCCACGGTCGAGATGGCGAAGCAGACGGAGCGCGAACTCGACGAGTCCAATAAAACGATTCAGAAGTTCATGGGCCTGATCGCGGCGGCGCAGGCACCGGAAGCGTAATAGATCAGATTGACCCGTGTTGACCTGTGCCTATTCCGTGATACATTGATTCTGAATGGCATCCAATAAAGTTCTTGCGGAAAGCTACACCGCAGAAAATTCAGCCGGTAAAGCAGTACGGCTTAGGACAACACGAGTATGGTAAGAGCAAAGTTCTACGTCGCAGCCGTAACGCTGTTCCAATCTCCTGCCGGATCGGGTTCGGTAACTCTCCGTCCGGTATACAAATATCAGCAGGGTGTTAGTGGCAACGCCTGCGAAGAGAATCGCCAATTCTGGGAAGCCACACCATCCGGCGAGATCACGATGTCGATCACCAATCCGCCGGGGTTCAGTCCGTTTGTAGACGCATTTCATGCAGGCAAGCCGTTCTATGTGGACTTTACGGAAGCGCCTGAATGACAACGAAGTTGACCGAAGAACAACTCGCAGCGGTCCGCGAATTTGAACGTGCGATGCGGGAGGAAGTGATTCCAGAGATTGAGCGCGTAATGCGGATGCGCGCTCGTCGTGCTCAGGAGAGCAGACGCTGGATTGTGGATGGCTAGTTGACGCCGCGACCTACTATGCTATCCTGATTCCGAATGGCATCCTCGTCCCTATCTCTTCCCGGCTACAGCCAGTCCTCTGCCGTCGGTGAACTGCCTCCGTCCCCCGCTGGCCTGTCCGAAGAGAAAGCTCATCAGCTGGAATCCGAAATTTGCCAATGGACCGACAAGCTGTTCGACATCGCGACCCAGGACAAATCCTTCACCGACCAGACTAAATCCACATTCCGGGCACTGGACGCGCTCGACGGGCGCATGTGGGGACCGGGCGCACGCCGCGGCCGCAACCGTCCGATTCTGCCGAAATCCGAGCGCCTGTTCTGGGACGGCGTCGGACTCCTGACCGATCTGGCGATTGATTTTCAAGTCAAGATGTGGGACCACCTGAACGAATTCAGCGATTACGAAAAAATGCTGAACTCGCTGATCACGCATTGGGTCCAGAAACACGATTACGAAACCAAACAGTACGACGTGATCCTGTACGGTATCCTTACGACCGGGCCTGCCAAGATCCAGTGGAACTCGAAACTGAATGGCGGCATGGGCGACTGCGACATGGTGCCGATCGCGCCGTGGCAGTGGGCGACGATTGGAGCCGGGACCAATCCCCAGGACGCCGAGTGCATCATCTATTTCCCTGTCGTGTCCAAAGCATCGCTTATTCGAGATTTTGGCCCGACCGCGAACCGTGTCGAGTGCGATGCCGACTTTAACGGCGGAGCGTTACAGGGCCAATTCAACCGCCCATCAGGGTTCGGGCAGGCGCAGTGGGCGAACCTGCCTGAAACGTTACGCCGCTCGCTCGGCATCAAGCGGAACACGTCCGCGGACGACAACCCCTACCCATTGGCGCTCAAGCGCGAATTCTGGCTGAACGACGCGGCTAAGAACGACACCAGCCGGACAGTGACCGTCGGCCCCGCAGACCCGAGCGGTCAGCCTCGCGTCAATTGGGCGTATCGCGTTGAGCCCGGCGAACCGTTATATCCCCGCGGCCGCCTGATCGTTACCGCTGGCGGATGCGTGCTCGAAGACCAGCCGAATCCGTACTGGCACGCGAAAAAACCGTTCCCTGTATACAGACCGTTGCGCGTGCCCTGGAAAATGGCCGGAAACAGCAGCGTTCGCCCGTGGATGCAGATGAACATGATCATCAACCGCGTGCTGGGCGGAATGCAGGACTACCTTGATGCGGTCATTGAACCGACACTGGTCGGTCCGAAGGGCGCGATGCCCGCCGCGGACTGGGACGCGCTCGACGCCGGGGCCGCGGGCGGAAAGATCAAGTACAACAATAACGCGCCCAAGCCTCCCGAGTACATGAAGAAGGCCGAGTTTCCGATTGCCGCGGCCCAGCAGTTCGTGGATCGGGTTGACCGCGAACTGGACATGAACAGCGGCTCGTCCGCGATCCAGCAGGCGATGAGCAAAAAGCAGGTGCCGGGATCGGATTCGCTCGATACGATCCTCAACAGCCGCTCGCTGCCGATCCGCGTCAAGAGCCGCGCACTGGCATCGTTTGCCGAAGAAGGCGGGTCGATGGTGATCGCGAACATGCTTCAGTTTTATTCCGTCGCGCATAGAGTTAATATCCTCGGCACTGCGGGATTCTCAAGTTCGGATTTCACTCCCATCTACGCTTCCGGAATTCCCACGGGGATCGCGCCGGAACAGTTCGTGCGCAAATTCGCGGGTACTTGCAGTCGCGGGACGATACTGGAATCGCAGCGTGAGCAGGAGAAGCAGGTCGCGCTAGCGCTCAGCAAACTTGGAAAACTGTCCGACCGGAATCTGTTCCGCATATTGAAGCCCAACTTCAATTTTGATGAGAACCAGAAAGAGCTGCTCGCCGAAGCCCGGATCAAGATCATCGTTGCTGCCGCTGCGGCTGCGGCACAGGGCAAAGGCGCGGCTAAGAGCAAAAAGTGATCGGTCTCGTTCGTCTAAAAGTCAATTCCTAAAAATCTCCAGTAGTTACTCCTAAGGCACCTTATGGGGCCACTCGTTTGAACTAATGTCGAATGTGTGTTTCTCTGTCGTCAGGAAGACATCAGCACGACAGACAATTTGCCGCGCTGGGGTTAACCGAGTAAGTAGCGATCAAACATCATTCGACTGAAAGGAGACCTGCTCATGGCACGCAAGCGTGGACGCGGCAAGAAACGTCACGGCGGACGCAAGGGAAAGCGGTAATAGACGCTTTCCAAGTCACCGCACGAAATTCCACAGACCGGGATGCGATCACATCAAGTCCCGGTTCATCGATTCCAAAACAGTAAAGCGGTAGTGATGGTAGTGATCCTGAATAGGAGTTCGCTGTGGCGAAAAACAAAGAGGTCGCAACTGGCGGCATGAAAAAGAGCCGTGAAGAATCGTTTGGGGGCGCGCCGGGTAGCGTAGCCGTGGCTGGCGGCAAGTATCACAAGTTCGGTCACACGGTTCACGATTCGGTATGGCCACCGGCCCCGGTCAGTGTCGATTCGAAGACTGGGTATCCGAAGGGATTCCAGAACGAGAAAGGCAAGATCAAGCCGTAATTGATCACGATTACGATTACGATCACGATCACCGATCATGCCCGCAGACAAGCCCAAATCCGGATCGCCTCCCGCGCCCAGTTTCTACTCGGCAGCGGCTGGCATGGACGGGAAGAAACCAGAACCGGGTTCGTCTACGCCTGCCGGTCAGCAGGGCAAGAAAGTCGAGCAGATCGAAACCCTGCTCGAAGTCTTCGCAAAGCTCGACAAGCAGGAGACCGATCCCGACGGCAAGGCCATGATTCAGTCCATGGTCGATCAGGCCAAGAAGTATCTGGACAAGATCAAGGGAGTGAGCACGAAACCTGGACCGGCAGCGGCACCGGCAACGGGCGAGGCGGGATCGGGTGGCATGAGCGTCGAACCACCGATGGCTGGTGGAGCAGGAGCGGGTGTTGGCGCACCCGGAGCAATGGCGTAAAAATTGGCGTGACGAGGAGACGATAACTTTATGGCAAAGTCGATCACAGAACAATTGCTGGGAATGCTGGACGACGATCCAGATACCAAGGCCAAGATACAAGCCAAGCTGGCGGCAAATCCGAAACTGATCGCCGAGGATGCGTTCACAACCGAACTGTTCGGTGTCTATAAAGGAATTGAAACAGGCGAGAGCGCCACAACGACCACGACTCCGGAAACAGCCGCAAGCACTACCGCAGCCGCTACTCATACCCCGACGGTTCCGACGACAGCATCGGCATCGGCCACGACCACGGTTCCGGCAGTTGCTGCCTCGACCGCTACCGGTGACAACAAAGCCATCCTTGATGCGCTGAATGCGCTCAAGACCTCCGTTGATGACCGCCTCAAGAACGTCGTGACCATGGACAAGGTCAACGAGCTGGGCACGAACCTGATCAATCAGGCATCGACCCGCGCGCTCCAGCAGGCCGATGAAATTTACACGATCCGCGACACGCATCGCCGCGAGTTCAATGAGGACTTCAATCGCGCGGACTTCGAGAAGTTCGTCACCGAAGCCATGGACCCGGCCACGAAACGCAACAAGTACGCGACCCTGACCGATGCCTATAACGCAATGGTCAGCGAGAAGCGGATCGCGAATCGTGTCAAGACCGAAGTCGATACGCAAGTCAAGCAAAAGTTGTCTGCGGCCACGGTTCCCGGTCAGACGACATCGGTCGCGTTATCGCCGGCCATGCAGGTCCTGGCCAAGCAGCGGGCCGCGCAGAAGACTCAGGAAGGATCGAGTCTGGAGCGGGCGATTGCGGAATTGGCGAAGCGGGATCAGGGCCGGGACGGAGCCACAGTTCAGTAAGGTCATGCCAATCGCGAAATCAACCCGAGCTGAGTTCGATGCTAAGATCGCATTGGTGTCCGAGGTCAACTGGGCTCGTCTTGCCGCTTACATTGATGGCGAGGGGACCATTATGATTCAGCGCTCTGATGTCAAGACGGGCCTGAAGCATCCGTGTTTTGTTTTGACAGTCATTGTGGCCAATACTGATTTGCGCTTGATGGAATGGCTTTCACGCACGTTTACCGGGAATGTTTACTTCAGCCAGTCCGCCAAAAGCCGTTTCCGCAGTCACAAGATTTGTCATTCGTGGCGTCAGTTCGAGGAACGCGCAGCGGTCATTCTTGAGCACTGTATGCCTTATTTCATTATGAAGAAGGAGCAGGCCGAGATCGGACTCGCTTATCGAGAGATTCGCAAGATGGGTTCAAAGGGACGTAAGTTGACTTCCGCTGATATTCAAATGCGGGAGGAGATGCGTAGTAAGATGCGTAACTTGAATTCAGGAGATTGGAACCGTCAGGAGAGATAAGTCATGGCCTTAACGATCAATGACATTACCGCCGTAACGACTCAGTACATAAGCCAAGATTTCATCGACAATTATTTTCGTGTCAGCCCCACCTTCGTCAAGGTCTGGAAAGGCGGCTCGATGGCCAAGCCCTTCCCCGGCGGCACGCAAATTCAGGTGCCGTTTTCGTACGCGCCGCTGAAAGCCGGTCCGTTCCCTCCGGGTGGAGTGTTCGATATCTCCTAC